TGGAATACCATAATACTTCGCTTCCTCTGCAATCCAACGAGCACAGTTCTCTAGCATATTTGGGTGCTTGTTCCACTCGGCTGTAGTCCACTTTGCGAATGCACACAACTCAGTCTGAATCGCTACAGGATTGGCATTCGCAGAAGTCCATGCCTTTCCTGGCCTTGTGACATACTCACCGATGACGCCTAGCTTGTCATCGATGCCGGTATGAGACGAGACTTGGTTCTTACTGTTAGCGAACCAACTACCGAGACTCTCGATAGTGGTCGCACCCTCGGCAGTATGAATCACGATGATTCTAACCTGAGCACCACCGCGACTAGAGAAACAAGGTGATGGCATCGACTTACGTGTAAGTGGTGGTACTGTACTACCTGGTTTATCTGGCGTAGGTGGCGGAGCTGGTGCAGGCTCCTTACCTTTGAACTGCGCGAATGCTTGGTTGATGAGTTTGACCGCAGTAGCATCCATAGCCATCTGACCAGCATTAGGCAGACCTTCTGGGATCTTTATGCTACGCAGCGTATTGAAGGTAGCTGTGCCAATCCAGCCAGTGGGATTGATCTTCTGTTGTCTCTGAACACCTGCAACACCAGTATCAATGACATTACCGCCTTTACCGTGAGCAAAGGCGTTACTGTAAGCTTGGTCAAATGTCTGCCACTTCCAACGACCAGCGCGTGAGACAGTACGCTTATACGCCTCAACATCGGGGCCATTCACACTTGGCTTCTGTCCTTTATTACCCGAATCTGGCGGATATAATGGTCTAAGTTATTTCAAGGGAAGCCATCCACTTTGACCATAGGGGCTCCGGGGTAGGCACGTTCGTACCATTTGGCTTCACTCATTTCATCACCCCCTTCTTTTTTATAAGAGCGATAACTCTTTGGGTTTCTTCTGAGGATAACGGAGATCTTCGTTTTCTCCACTTAGCTTCTGTTTCCCAGTATATTCGGCGTTGATGTTCCCTCCGACATATACGGCATTCAGTCTTTCCACTACCCGGCCTCACATAACGATCTTCGTCACCGTGGGGACAAGTACGATGCTCTCGTTGATGCTCGGCCATAGATGACATAAGCTGTAAATGCTCTATATTGATGCACGCTTTTGTACCACAAGTATGATGGATTTGGTAGTCTGGTGGAATAGGGCCATTCACTTTTTCCCATACGATACGATGTTTATACTTGCGACCAACCTTCGCATATCCGTTACTGACGATATTAGCGCCTATGATACAGTCACTCATCGTCACTCCATTTATCTAGCATTTTGACAAAGTTTTGTTTTCCTTCGACGTATTGATATCCAGGGCCGAAGGTTATCCATTGAAGCAGGTGTCGTAGGGCATCCATTCCATGTGGTATTCCACGCTTGTATAGTTTATTCTCCTTGAGAGTCTGATTGGAATAGTATGCCTTCCCCTGTGCTGCCTTTTGCAAAAAGAGGGCCGTTTTTCCAGTAGGCTCGATAAGCTCATAGAGTCTAGCGACACCGATAAGCTGGATAGGGAAATAGTTTATCCCCGTGCTAGCTCGTTGATGACCACCGCGGAAATCAAAGTCTTCCATGACTATCCGCCAAGGCTTGAATTCGTGGAGTCTCCGCCAGAAATCATCAACCTCATCAGTCATCTCAAACGGATAGACGTGGAGAGTTCTCTCTGGCGTGATTTCAGCATAGACATAGCCAGTCATTACCCCAGGATCGACGGCTAGAATTTTCACGATTGCGGAGTCCAGTGATAAGGACGAATTTTTACCATTTCATCGTAGACTTTGCTAAGTGGCAGACTACGCATATCAGGTCGTTGTCTGAAATGCAGGAGAGCTAGCCCTAGTTCCTCGGGATCGCGATTATCACAACTCGTGAAGGTTGCCCCAATCGGCTCCAACGCTGAGTTCTGCGGTGAATGGGAAAGTCCAACCGATTGCGTCATTTGCTGCTCCTTCCATACAATCTTTGAGTAGCTGGGCAACCTCATCTACGTGTGATTCTCTTGCGTTTACGACAATGTTGTCGTGAACAGTGATTCTGGGCTGGGCGATTGACCAGTCACATCTATCGGCAAAATCACAAAGCGCCCAAAGAGTGATATTTGCTGCAATGTTCTGAGGTAGGAAATTGATCCCCTGCTTGGCGATATGTATACGCGCAGACTCGTCGGCGGGGATGACATAAAACCTGCGTTTGTGACCAAAAGGTGATTGTATCTCGCCATTTTCCATCACCTGCTTTTCCATAGCTTTTGTCCATTCCCATACTTTCGGGAATCGATCCCACCAAAAATCGATGTACGCTTGAGCCTCGGCTTGTGGCATGTGATACATTTGCGCGAAGCTAAATGCGCTCTGCCAGTACGCTACTCCGAAGTTGATGTTCTTGGATCTGACGTACTGCTCATAGGTGTAGTTTTCTCCGTAGAATTCTGCGGCGACCTCTTTATGTAGTGACCTATTTGTATCGAGATATATACTTTGGAGACTTTCGTCCCCCGAAAGGACAGCGATCGTTCTGAGTTCTGCCTGAGATAAGTCGGCGGATATGAAAACACAACCGGGGTCTGCGAGGAAACAGCTACGGATATTTGGTAAGCCCTCCTTAGTCCTCGTAATGTTTTGTAGATTTGGATTGGCACTAGACAACCTCCCGCTTTCTGTGCCGTGTATCTTGAAGTCAGTGTAGATTCTCCCATTTGGGTAACGCTTGAGAACTAGTCCCTCAAGGTATCGACTCCGCTGAGTATCGAGAAGCTTGAAATCATCAAGAGTCTGCGTAAACTGATCTACCGCCAAACGTCCGTTCTCATCCAGCTTGGTCTTATACAAGCCTAGCAGCATAGCCTCACGAACTGCCTTATCCGTGCTTCTCTTGCCAAGCCGCTCAATCCTCGGACGCATCAAATCATGTGTAACTCCCCAATCATCGTAAAGCAAAGTCTCTAGCTGCTTGGGTGAGTTAGGATTGAGTCGTGGCCGACCAGAGATTTGACGCATGGAAACCCTCTGCTCTTGGAGCTTCGGGTATACATCATACTCTAGGAGGTCGCAGGCTTTTTCGGCGTCGAATAGATTACCTTGAAGTTCGACAGCGGTAAGAGTTTCTGAGAGTCTAATGAGTAGAGACTTATATGGTCGTTCCCAAACCCCGTCGTGAATTGCACGGCTTCTAAGTACTGTAAACAGCGCAAGGCTTCCTGCTGTATCAAACCCGTTGTATTCATAAAGATCCAGGCGCGCTCGATTATCAGGAATCTCGCCAGATTTTTTGAAGTGTCGTACTGATGTTGGTTCATACTTCGGCCAGCCTAATTCGTCCTTCAATAACCATTCTAGTGAGTGACCTCCTGCACCCGATTCGGGATCACCAGGTCTTTCATCGAGACACCAGCTAAGCAGCATGGTATCCTCATCCACTCTGGCATCCACGCCATTCACGCGAAGCAGCTTTACATCGTACTTCCCATTATGCCATAGGTATTTGCAGTCAGTCCTATGCCAGAGAGTCCACAATTCTTCCATACCCTCGCGAGTACCAACAACCTTCTCACCAAATACTACCGCACGTTCTGGCCTAATAGAGAACCCAGCACAAACGATCTGTGCTGTATGGGCTAGGCCATCCTGTTCTCCCACGCCTCTTGTCTCAATATCGGAAGCAATCAAAGTGCCTGGTTCTATCATGGCATCCATCTCTTTGATGGCTTCCTTCGCTTCCTCCAAATCATCGATCACGCGCACCCGTGGTAAAGCCGGCACAGGAAGTGGATCGAGAGCTAACCTAAAGTCACGCAGAATATTCGGGTAGTTGGCATCATCACGAACCACGACAGCAGGGTTACTCGTAGCAATCACCCGCTGTATCTTGTTGCCATTACCCTGTGCTTGCCTTTCATGCACGTACCCGCGATTCTGCGAAATGTTGGTAACACCGAGAATACTGTAGACCGCTTCAACACCGCAAGCTATGACAGTCTCAACATTCTTGATTTCATCTTCAAGCCTCGGTTCGCAGCAAGATTGAGCAACTGCGAAACCTGTCTCTTGTCCGTCCGATTGACACAAGACGACATTCGTGGCGATTACATCATCACGGCTCGTACCGTGGATTTCTAGCAAATGATCGAGAACCTTGCCTGCTGGCCCGGTAAATGTCTTACCCGCCAAAGCCTCGTAGTGTCCTGGCGAGCGTGATACCACGGCTATCTTAGCATTCTTAGGGCCAGTGGTAGCTGCGTATGATCTGTTTGCGAACGGACATTTCTCGCATACAGCTAGTGGGTGCTTCCTATCAGTCAACGAACTGTCTCCCATTTAGAATACCTTTCTGATACGCGAGAGCCACGAGATTACAGTTATTCCTGGCTCCAAATCTATCACGCAGTTCTTGTAGATCATGGTTGATTGTAGCTCTAGCCACACCAGTTTCTTCTGCCATTTCCTCTACAGTAGCGCCGTCTGCGATCATCAGCAGAAGATGGTTATGTCTAGCAGTACGGGTTACATCAGGTTTCTTCTGTCCCTTCTTCACCTAGCCTCCACACGGTCTATCATGTGACATAGCATATCCTCTACGTTCATATATAGATCGCTGAGATTACCGTCGTTCTCGATCATGTAATCCCAATCGAAGTCCATGACCTCACTCCTGTGCTGGTCTTGTTCATCGAAGGCCGCACTTCTTGTGATTCTCACAATTAGGCCACCTAACTCACGTATGCGATTTGCTTCATTACTGAATCTACAATCAGTCACGACAATCGCGCGCCCCGGATAAAAACCCTGCACAGGAAGTGTGTAGTCTAGCCAGAAATCTTTGCCGAAAATATCTCTGTGCGCCTCTGTACCGAATCGCTGGAGAAATGTGCGGAAGGACATATCAGTATAATGCACAGATGGGGAATGTTTATCTTCCATCACAATTCTCAGGTCTTCGATATTCTTGAACTTGTCTATGGCAGAGAACGGTATGTCAAAGAGAGCTGCAATGGATTGCTTGAGTGGATCAGCAAATGCCTTGCGCTCGAATCCGTGTTCTTTGACGAGATAAGCTGCAACGGTATCTTTGCCTGATCCTTTTTGCCCCGAGAGTCCTATTATCATAGGCTCATCTATCTCCCTCAATTTATGTGATCCAGTAGGCGTGTCCACGATGCCGCTGTTCCTTCCTGACCAAGCCGCGTTGCTCAATCGTTTGCATAAGTTGATCGGCCTCTCTTGCTGTTAGTTTGAATCGACGCATGATTTCCATTCTAAGTGCTCCTGGTTTATTTCCAATGAAGTCTACGATATCCTCAATTTTGCGTTCATCCAAACTCTTGCCGGCATTGATAATTAGTTCTACTGAATGTTTTCCCCACTTTTGGACATACCATGCAGCATTCAAAACATCTTCTATTTCTACGATTATTGAAGGCGAAGACGATACATAAGCTCCTGGCTTCTGTCGAATAGCAGCGAAGATAACTGCCGTCTTCATCATGGACATTCCCAGACGAACAAAGGTAGGCTCAGCCAAATCTCTTATCAAGCTATCCTCAGCAGTATCCTGCAAAAGATCATTGAAGTCGTTCCATTTATCAATAGCCTCTTGAGTGAATTTTGCTGTATAGCTGGGATCAGTCATCATCTTAGTTCCACCAATATGTTGCTCTACCTGACAAGCATAGACTTGATATAGATCGGCAATAAAATCCAATATGATTCGACGCTTCTCTTTGCCATCTTCTTTAGCTAATCCAATTCTCCGTCGCTCCTGTTGCGCTTCTCCTGTAACAATTAGGAATCGTGGTAAAAATCCTGAGGTTACGTTCCGATCTGTGATTGAGGCAAAGACACGTTCCTTGACTCCACCACATAGAATGAGAAAACGTGGATTCTCTATGACGAATGATTCCCTACGCAATTGTCTGGTATAGATGGGAGGCGCATCATACAAACCCGATACGGTTTCTTGGAAACCGGACATATAATCCCTATACTTGATTGAATCAAACATGCCAGATACTTCATCTCTATGCATGAGGCTTGACTTTCTCTCACGCTGAGATACACGGTCAAGCAATCCTTCGGACGTAGCTTCGGAGGCAACCATGATCTGAGGATCAATCTCCAATAAGAAGCTCATAGCTTTTCTCATGGCTGTAGTTTTCCGAGTACGAGATGATGCACCTAAAATCATTCCCCAGAGATTAGGAGAGATTGGATCATCCAGATCAGTTTCGATCTTTACTGACATTGATACGATTGCGCTGAGTATGATGAGTATACACAACTCATGGAAGTCTGGTACAGCATCGGTAGTCCCAGTTGCCCATTCTCTGTATGTATCCAAGAATGTATCAGAATGCTTCGATTCAACAAGCATTGGCATCATCAACAATTCGTTGATTTCACCAATAGGAAACTGATGTTCATGTGATGCCTTGAGTACATCGCGCCAAAGATGTTCTATTGGTCTACCATCGCGAGCATATTTGTTACAGGCAGCGTCATTAGCTACAGTAAATGTTTCTTCTATAGACATGCCAGCATAGAAACATTTATGTATCACGCGCCAGATATGCTCGCTCCAGCTATCATCAAGATCAGGCTCGTATGTAAAATCAGCCAAGAAATTTGCATCTAGTTGAGTCATATACTTATAGAGAATACTCTTACAATCGAGCGCAATCTCTGGAATTTCAATCGAACTTTTTTCGCCCGATAGTTGATCGAACAACAGTGGCTTTGCTGTTGCCTCAAGACAACGTTCCAATTCAATAAAAGCCGGAGGATCGTACTTGAAGTTAGTAGTCAATGGAATCCGCAGAAGTTGGGTAATATCCCAACCTGATTTGTCAGCACCAACCGTATATGCTATACGGCGCGAGTATTCTTGCGCTTGTATAGGTGGCACCTGAGTAGTCATACGCCAGAGAGCCTGCCAACGACCGGGACTCGACTGAATCACGATAGGAGCAGGAATCTCCAATGTATCGGGATTGACCGAATCCAAGTCAGCCCACAATAGATTCGTAGGCAAGCAGTTCTCCTTCTTACGCTCCTGTTTCTCAAACAAGGTAGCGCAGAAATATACGTTATGATTAGGCTCTACCTTGAGAATCCAGTTCTCAGCTTTCAAGGATTCTTTAGGCCACTCAAAGAACTTCTGTATGAAGGTAGCCTTGGGAGCGCGTGGATCAGTTGTAGCAAAACAAACGTACCCTTTGGCTGTGCCAAAGAGCATCTCGAAGAACTTCAAACGTATTGCACTCTTAGCTTCCGTTGTTGCCATTATGAGAGTGGTAGGAATCGAACCTACTCACCAAGTCACGGGGGTACGGGGCTTGGATTCCCAACTAACCATCATTGGCTTACGGGAACGTGATTAGCGCACTCTCTACCAACTAGATCAGCCGCGGAAAAGAGCTGACTAGTCTGTTACAACAGCCCGCCACTGGTAGTAATAATACTGCCAGCAGGCTTTACTCCCTTGACGGGATTGTTGTACTCGCCATCGATGATGTCACCATCGCGGGTACGCTTTTGCTCCTTACCGATGACTACAACACACTCACGTCCCTTGTAGTCTTCGAGGTCGGGATCGAAGTTCTTGGCACGCACGGTTTCCTCCGAATCACCGAGAGCGATGAAGGTACGAGCAAGCATACCCTTCATCTTCGCAGCCTTCCCAGGATCATAGTCCTTCGGAGGAAGAACATACGTAACCCATACAGCCCGATTGTTGAGCGGCCCTTCATCAGTAAGTCTAAACTGAATCTTGACCATCGGAGTACCAGCAGGCATCTTACCTTCACCGCTGGTGTTCTTCACGGCATCCATCGTCATCTCGAAAACCTTGGCATTATACCTGCCAGGCTCAAGTGGCTCGAAGCCGGAAAGATCAGCATCAGATAGGTTTAGCAAACCCATAGATCTCTCCTCTTTTTCTTGTGTGTTGTTTTCATGCTGTCGGGTTTGATTGAAAATACTGTGTAAGCATGTCTGTTTTGAAATCGACTCGAACAACGTTAGAGCCGACCGCGTAGACTAGCCATCCATCTCCGTCGATTCGCTTAGCGTCACCGTCGAGAATGTTCTGGATAGCCTTATTGATCTTCTCCCACATCGTTTGTCTCCTTGTTCATGTTGGATTGATTAGTTCCCACATAGTTGGTATCGTGGGATCTACCAGTTCCCCACCCAACGATCCTGTGCGATCTTTTGCTTGCACACGTCGCGTGCCTTGGAACTGGATTTTGCGTTGCACTTCTCCCGTGCTGTTGATTTCGTTGTAATAATACCCAACGATATCGACAAAGCCCGGAAGCTCTGTTCGCAGTTTACCCGCGAATCCTGGTGAATACTTGGTGGGCTGACCTTCCTCTTGGAACACTGTCACTCCCGCAACAAACAGACAATGACAGGGAAGATCCTTGAATGCCCTAACTAGCTTGCGGATATGCGAACGATTGATTCCCCACTCACGCGGCGATGGTACATCGATATCCACTTTTTCGGGACTACGATTGAACGCATCACGCATGATGTATCGCATATCAATGTCTGCTAGCTCATCCAGCCGATCGATGACAACCGTCTTATACGGCATCTTACCAGTATCCTTGTCGATCGACTGAAACAGCATCTCATAAACCTCATTGATACCGAGGATCTGCTCGTCTCCGCGCTTGATCTTCTCAATACTGCGGACAGCCTTTACATGAAGGCTTGATCGATGGCGTAGAGTAGTAACCCCACCATCAATATCCAAGTACAGCACAGG